TTACTGGCCAGGGCGGTGGAGGGGGTGGGGGATACGCTCGAGCCCCAACACAAGGCACCGGAGGCGCTGGCACCGGAGGCGCTGGTAATGGTGGAGCCGGAGCAGGTTCGCCAACATCTGGACCAGGGCGCGCCGGTGGTGGCGGCGGAGCAGGTGGGAATGGAACATCCGGAGTGGCCGGTGGGCAAGTCGGTAACGGAGGCCCTGGAGTGGAATGGCCATCTGGTTCTGGTGTTTATTATGGGGGTGGTGGAGCCGGAGCAGGTGGTGGTGGATCTCCAACTGGAGGCTCTGGTGGAGGCGGGAATGGCACCGGAGCAGTCAATGGTACTGCAGGAGCTGCGAATAGCGGAGGCGGTGGAGGTGGTCAACGTGATATTAACATTCCATTCCCAGGTGGTACTGGTACAATTGTGATTCGATTTACATGGCCATAAGGAGATTTGATGTCTAGTTTCACAATGCCGGAAACAATCGTTGGCGTTCCACTCTGGGTACCAGCTCAATACAACTACTTTCAGGTTGAAGAAGATAGCATGCCGAATGGCGATCCAGCATTAATCGTCAATGGTGCTGTGTCGGATACTTATAAGGCGTTCATGGCGGCACCAACATTGTCGCCGCATGACATCTTCAATCTCAGCGACACGAGAATCACCTCGCCGGCTAGGGCTTGGTCGATGTCGGTATGGTTGAAACTTGATGACACGGCAGCGGACAACGAAGGCCGTTGGATGCTAGGGTGTTCGACAAGAGGCACATCTGCGTTTCCAATCCAAAGTGCGGATAATGCCAATGGCATTCTGTCTTTTGGACCTGTTGGCACTGCTGGGTTCCATGTATATCGAACGGCATTGAACAATGTTGCTTCTCCTGTGGGCTCAAAACTGTTGTATTTGAGATCCACTAACGCTTGGCGAATGTATCGAGATCGTTGGCATCTATTCACATTTACCGTTGAACAAATCGGAACCGCAGGCGCATTCAATACACAAGCGGCGATATATCTAGACAATCATCCTAGTGCCATTCTAACTGATAGTGCCAGTGGTAGCGCTGCTTCTGGTTCTTTCGGTAGTCCTCGATATTTACACATTGGTGGATACGGAACCAGTCAAGTGGGTCGTAACGAACAATGGCGGATGGCTAAATGGGCGTTTCACGATCATGTGTTGACAGCTGCTGAACGCGATGCAATGTGGTTAGAGATGTACGATCCTGAGTTGCCATTGAGCTTTTCAGATGATTTCAATAGAGCATCTCTCGGTCCTAATTGGGTTGGTATTTCTGGATCAGGTACTACGTTAACTTCCAATGAACTGCAATGTACGGGTACTGGTTCTCTTTGTCATACCCCCAACATTGGATCACCCAACATGTGGGCTGAACTTGATGTCATGAATACACCAACAAGTGGTACTACGTGTATGCCACTTCTTCGTGTTGGACAGAATGCAGCCGCGTCATACTATGCTCTTGGTTATCATCGAGGAAATAATCGGTGGGAAATAAGTCGTACTAGCACTAATATTGCTAATAGTAGTAGCAATCTTCCCACACCCCCATTTCGGGTTCGAGTTGAAGCAGAAACGAACGGCAGCAATAACGTAGATCTTAGAGTTTACGAGGTGGTAGCTGGAACACCAGTGCTCCGCCTTTCGTTCACGGATTCTAGTGGGTCGAAACTTCTTGACGGTAGAAATGCTGGCGTCTTAATGCAAGTTGTGTCAGGGACGTATCGAGCGGATAACTTCGCATGCGGCGGCCTTTGATCACATCATTAGGAATCTATCCGAACTTGTTCGATTTGGATTTGCCACGACGGTTTGAGAAACGAGATGTGAATCGAGTTACTACGCAAGAGGATTGGCATCGTGAAATCGACGACATCATCTATCCATTTGTATTGGTGTGGGCCAATCTCTGTCCAACAGAACTACGATTACCCGATGGAACAATTGTGACACCTGCTTGTTACGAACTTGTAAAGTTCAACAATGAACTCGTGTATCATCGACCCCCAAGACAAATAGGCGACAACGTAGTTGGGAGACGATTCATAATCGCCAAGCTTAGATAGAAAGGAGGCGAACGTGGCTGGTAAGCAAAAATTGGAGCGGCCACTCCGCCCTCCTGCCGCCACACCAGAAGCCAGAGAAAACCAACTCGTTGAACTGGCGGTAAACGAAGCCGAACGTCAAATGCGAGAAGGTGTTGCTTCAGCCCAAGTTATTAGTCACTACCTTAAACTGGGCTCAACCCGAGAGATGCTTGAACAAGAGCGTCTGCGTTCTGAGAATGAGTTACTCAAGGCTCGTGTCGAAGCGCTTCAACAACAGGGTCGTCTGGAAGAACTGACAGCGAATGCACTCAAGGCTTTCCGTTCATATTCCGGTCAGGAAGATGAGGGTGAGTATGACGATGATTAGAACATACTCAGAAATGCGTAGAGAGGACACATTCGAAGGCCGATACGAGTATTTAAAGCTCGGCGGCGAAGTAGGACGTTCCACTTTCGGCTTCGACCGTTGGATCAATCAAGAGTTTTATCGATCCCGAGAGTGGAAGAGCCTCCGTGATTACGTGATTGTGCGTGATAACGGATTCGACCTAGGAATGGCTGACTATGAGATCCAAGGACCTCCTCTTGTTCATCACGTCAATCCTATTAGCATTGACGATATTACTGCTGGTCTACACTGGATATTGGACCCCGAGTATCTAATCACGACGTCAAAGGACACGCATAATGCTATTCATTACGGCGATGCTTCTTTGTTACGTCAGCCTTTCAAAGAAAGGACACCTGGTGACACAAGACTTTGGTGATTTCGAGGACGATGATGCTTTCGACGATGGCGACGTATTTTCTAATGTTGATTGGGATTCCGTTTCTAAGCTTCAGGCGAGATACGATGAAATCAACGTAATTGCTGACCCTGAGGAAAGGAAGCTAGCGGCGAAAGCACTTGTTCGAGAGATGAATGGAGAAGATAGTGGGCCGATTCTGGTTACATGATATGGCTGACGTTCTTAGACCAGGTGTTGGTCGAGGGATTGTCGAAGTAGTTGAGGTTCACGGATGGATGACTCGATCGCGTGGATCGGGAGGAATGGATAGCATCAATGGAATCCTTAAACACCATACCGCATCGCCCGCTTCGTGGGACTGGGAAAAGGACATTCAGTACCTTGCTTTCACTAACCCATATGCGCCATCGCCCATTTCAAATCTCTATCACGGACGTGAGGGTAAAGTCGCTATCGTTGCTGCCGGAGCCTCTAATCACGGGGGTTTGGGTGGAGCTTACAAACCAGGAGGTCCAATCTACGTAGGAGTCGATCGAGCGAACCAAACGCTTATCGGCAACGAAATGGGTAACGCGGGCACTGGAGAACAATGGCCATGGGAACAGATCCTAGCTTCGATCACTACAGATGCGCTTATCTGTCTAGCAGAGCGGTTGCCACCAGGCGCCGTATTTGCACACAAGGAGTATTGCGGTCCAGGAACCACCCAAGCCGGCCGAAAGATCGATCCTTTTGGTCCGTGGGAAAACCACCCACTCAAGTGGTGGCCGGATGGCAGTTCTTGGGGCCCGGGTCAGGGCGCGATTACTGCATATCGTACTCTCGTCGAGAAGAAGATGGCTGAACTGTCACAGGAGATCAATGTTATGCACGGATTCATTCCACGTCCCGAAACGGTCCCACCTCGTATCCTCGATTCGAGAGGTCCAGACGGTCCTAACCACGATGCCTACAAGGTAAAGCCTGGGGCGCAATTCACAGTGACTGTTCCGCAAGGGGCGGGCAAGTCGCATGCAATCGTCAACATTGTTGGGGTCGAAGCCAATGCTCCTGGGTTCTTCCAGGCTTGGCCTGGTGGCCCACGCCCAACATCATCCGAACTTAATTTCGGAGTTGGTGCAGCAATTGCCAACGAAGTCACGGTGGAACTGGCCCCGGACGGAACTTTCCAAATGTACTCACCAGTTTCAGTACATGTCGTCATTGATCTTAAAGGTTACTACCAACCGATGTAAGGAGGCCATCATGGCAACAGCTAAGAAAACCGTCGCTAAGAAGACGGTCGCTAAGAAGACCACCGCAAAACCCACTGGAAGTCAGACTGGTGATCCAGCCGAAGGCTTGGTGGCAAACGCTGCTGGTGAAGTCATCAAGGGTAAAATGGGTACAGGTCGTGAACGAGACATTGCTCTCCGTGCGGCCGGCCATGACCCGGTGGCTGTCCAAAAGGAAGTCGCTCGTCAGCTTTATCAACAGCAGAACGAGACCACAACGTAAGGGGTATTCATGGAACCCAGCATTCTAACTAGTGTTAAGAAGGCGATCGGTTTCGCTGAGGACTATACAGCTTTTGATGAAGACATCTTGATGCACATCAACTCTGTGTTTTCCACATTGACGCAACTCGGTATCGGTCCTGTAGACGGTTTTATGATTGAAGATGCGACAGCCGAATGGGATGATTACGAAACAGCAGGCGTACCGTCAAACGAATTGAATTCGGTTAGAACGTATGTGTTCCTTAAGCTTCGTCAAATCTTCGATCCGCCTCAATCATCATATTTCATCGCATCGATGGAAAGACAAATCGCCGAATTCGAATGGAGACTCAATGTCTCCAGAGAGTACGCACTCTACCCAACGGAGGATTAAACATGAGTTTTGCAGATTCGGGTAGAGATTGGCTCGAACACTTTGGTGTCAAGGGCATGAAATGGGGTGTTCGTCGAGGACAGTCAACTGGTGGGCGTCATAGCGGAACGCCAGTAAAACCATCTGCTGATGCGCAACGACATCATACAAATCTAGGAAAGCATAAAGCTCAACTTAGTGATGTTGAGTTGCGAGAGCTTGTTAATCGTTTGAATACCGAACAACAGTTGTCACGACTTACTGGTGAAGGACGAACAGCAGCACAAAAAGTTCTGGCTACTGTAGGCACAGCTACTGCTCTTCAAGGTGCAGCGATGACGGTACTCAGGTCACCTGCTACCAAACTGGTTGTTGCCGCCGGCGCTGCAGCAGCAGTCAAGCTGATCCGCACATCAGGTGCAGTAGGGACTATTGGTCAGTTCTAACGTGAGGAGGCGGTAGTATGACGTTATCGAATACCGCAACTCCACGTTACTATGCAGAATTTCGAGATCAGGTAGTGCGAGGAGAGATCCCAGTCAATCGTGAGATCTCATCAGAGATGAATCGGATTAACGATCTGATTGACAACCCCAACATTTGGTATGACGATCAAGCAACCGAAGGGTTCATCAAATACTGCGAGCACGAGCTGACACTAACAGATGGTAGTAATCTTCACTTGTTGGACACCTTCAAGGTCTGGGCAGAACAGATTTTCTGTTGGTACTACTTCGTCGAGCGCAGTGTCTGGGTTCCTCGAAGCGAAGGCGAACCCGGGCACTACATCAAGAAGCTAATCAAGAAGCGGCTTACTACAAAGCAGTACTTGATCGTGGCACGAGGTGCCGCAAAGTCAATGTATGCGTACTGCTTACATGCTTACTTCTTAAACGTCGATACCTCAACGACCCACCAGATCACAACAGCCCCAACTATGAAACAGGCCGAAGAGGTAATGCAACCTTTCCGGACTGCTATCACTAGAGCGAGAGGGCCACTGTTCAAGTTCTTGACAGAGGGCTCTCTACAAAACACGACCGGCTCGAGAGCTAATCGTGTCAAACTAGCATCAACCAAGAAGGGTATTGAGAACTTTCTTACTGGTTCGATGCTAGAAATTCGACCGATGACCATCAACAAACTCCAAGGTCTGAGACCGAAGGTGTCTACAGTCGACGAATGGTTGTCTGGAGATCTTAGAGAGGATGTTGTTGGCGCCATCGAACAGGGTGCTTCCAAGATGGAGGACTATTTGATCGTTGCTATTAGTTCTGAGGGAACTGTTAGGAATGGTTCTGGCGATACCATCAAAATGGAACTCGCTACGATCCTCAAGGGTGACTATCAAGCTCCTCACATCTCGATCTGGCACTACAAGTTGGACGACATTGAAGAGGTTGCCTTCCCAGAAACGTGGTTGAAGGCCAATCCCAACCTTGGAAAGACGGTCACGTATGATACCTACCACTTGGATGTCGAGCGTGCTGAGAAAGCTCCGGCTGCGAGGAACGATATTCTGGCAAAGCGGTTCGGTATCCCTATGGAGGGTTACACTTACTTCTTTACTTACGAAGAAACAATCCCACACCGTCGAGTTGGCTTCCAAGGAATGCCGTGCGCGCTCGGAGCCGACCTTTCTCAGGGTGATGACTTCTGCGCATTCACTCTTATGTTCCCTGTTCGGAATGATGAGTTTGGAATCAAGACTAGAAGTTACATTACTACACTGACCTTGCATAAGGTTCAGGCTTCGATGCGGTTCAAGTACGACGAGTTCATTCAAGAAGGTAGTCTTCATGTTCTTGAAGGTACCGTTCTTGACATGATGGAAGTTTACGACGATCTCGAAGCGTTTATCGAGCACAATGAGTATGACATTCGATGCTTTGGATTCGACCCTTACAATGCCAAGGAATTCGTTGCTCGTTGGGTCC